TCTCCATAATAACTTGCTCCCCCAGTAGTATCATTATTATATCCTGCTTGGTAACCTAATCCTACATTGTTCTGTCCATTATCATTAGCAAAAGCATCTGTTCCTAATAAAGTATTTTCATTAGTATTATCAAAGTTAATTAACCCTGCTACTTGTATAAGGTTGTTTGGTGTGTCCGTCCCTATCCCAACTCTCTCATTCGTACTATCTACATTAAAGACAGGATTACCACCATCAGCATCAAGTATCTGAAAGAAAGTCGTGGAATCTGCATAAGACTGAAAAGCAACGGAGTTCGGCCCTATAAAATTACCACTCACGTTAAGAACGTCATTTACATCATAGGTAAAGTTCGGGTCTGCTCCATAAACCCCACCATCGTTATACTGTACTTCTGTGTCACTACCTGCTGGATGCGGAATTGGTATTTTCTGACCATAGACCGTCCCTGCTATGATTAAGACCAGAAATATAATTATCTTTTTCATTGTAAAACCCTACAACCTGTAAATACATGAGGAGCATTTCCCGATTCTCTATTCAAACGCATTTTTCAACTCTCCAAGTTCGTGACCCCGCCAGTCACTGAATCCTTCTATCAGCTTTTTAATTATATTCGATTGGGTATCATCACAGCCGTTATCGCCCGGTATTTCGAGCAGTTTCAACTGCAGTTCTTTAGCCCTGTCACATATTTCCGCCAGGACTGTTGCCGGATTGACGGATACATTCTGCGGTATAATCGGCCTGTCGATTTCTTCCAATTTTCTGCCTTTTTCATCGCCGCAGGCTAATCGCAGTCTTGCAAAATGCTCGACCTGGATAAACTTTAGTCCCTGCCGCGTACTTTCAATTGCCTTTGATTGGTCTTTATTAAAAGGCCTCATCTTTTGCATTGCTATAATAAGGCCCATGAGGGCGGCACAATCAACCCTGAGTTCTTCAATTATTTGAAGTGTAGTTTTCATTTGTTTAGCGTAAAGCGTGGAGCGCAAAAGCGAATAGAATTTATACCCTACCCGCTTTTGCGCTATCCGCTGTTTTTATTAAGTATCAATTTCAAGCAGGTGTCCGAAATAAGGCTCGATCAGCCATTCGTACGAAAAGTCTCGCACGCGGAAAATATCACTTTCCGACTGCTCTTCGCGGTATTGAACCACCTGGTCTCGCCCGTTTTGAATACCGGTCCATTCAACTATTCTGCCCAGCCCCGGAGTGCCCCGACCGCCTGTATGGCGCTTGTAAATCAGGGCATAATCGTCCGTCCAGATAGTACCGCCGGAATAGTCCTGACCTTCATTTGCGCTGTCGTAACCGGCCCAGCCTACAATTAGATTTTGCAGGCCGACAATAGCAGCGATAGAATGCTCAATCATTTCCCTTGTCAATATCTGAACGCCTGGGAATCTTGCCAGTAAAGCCGTATTCAAGCAAAGATTTTCGAGAGTTGATAAACCAATAAGCATCGTATCAGGCCGAACACCGGTATTGGCTAATACCTTATTGATAGCCGCCCTGATATGGCCGATAGCATCAGAGCCGGCTGCGTCCCACGGGGCGCCACTGACATCGGTATAAAGGTCGGCACCGGTAAAGGTCGTTGTATTGAACATTGCATCCTTGACCCTGATCTCCCGCTCGATAAACATCTTGCGTGTGATGGTCTGAACCGATTCGTACTCGGCATCGTAATCGGTCTCGTAAGTAGCCCTGTCCTCGTCGGTAAGAGGTATTTCCAGTCCGTGGTCTTTGCAGAGGTAACTTTTATCTTCCGATATCAGGCTCACGCGATTAAAAGCGGCACCGTTGGCATGGTTACTATCGGCACGCTTGAGATTCTCGCGTGTAATTACTCCCATTGTTGCCGCCTTTTTACCGACGGGGATCGGAGGCAGTGCTATCTCGCTGACAAAACCATCGGCTTCCGGATCGTATTCGTGAAATGCGACACCCAAATCCTCGCGGGGTACGCTTCTTGTAGATTGCTGAATCATTTTTTATCTCCTTACATTTTATTGCTGCTCCGTTCCGAGTAAGGAGAGTTCCGAGATTAAAATATTCGGGAAGGCGGCTCGGTCCGCTTTTCGGGGGCTACCCTATCCCGAATTAGTTCAAATCTTTTTAATCTGCCAGTTGTGCTGCGCGAATCCAATCGACGGTAAAGTCAAAGTCATCTGCTGCATCGCCTTTGACGGCAAGCGTAGGAACTACAACCGCAGCCGTCGGGAAGTCGGCCGCTGCAATATCGCTCGCGGAAATCGCCGTGCCGGTCGCCACTCCGTTGATATAACCCTGGATTGTAGTACCGTTAAAGTACATTCCCAAAGTCACATAGGTATCGGCTTCGGCGGTATGATAATTGTCATCGTGGACTTTGGTGGTCTGACTGCCTTCATCGTAAATAAAATCCCAAATGTCACCATCGGCGGCAAAATGAACGAAACCAACAAAATCTCCGTCCGTCAAGGCAGCACCATTGTCGGCAACCACATCGCCCGCCTGCTCTGCGGTCCTGAACATAAGACCGAGAACACATGTCGCTTTGGCATCGGTAATAACCTCAATCTTCACGCGTGCCTCTAAAGCCCAGCTATTTCCGCCGCTGACAACTATCGGACAATTCCACTGAACCGCCGCTTCCTCATTATCGACACTTGTAAACAAAACCATCTCTCCAATACCACCGGTGCCGGGTAAATTAAATACCGCAGCCGTAGCATCGCCCTGGAAAATATCATCAGCAATTTCGCCTCTGACGAAATCACATTCAAGCAGTGAGCCGGCAAATGGATTTCTTCGCATCTCAACCAGATTGAAATTGCCCCAGATGTCCTCTGTCGGTAATTCCGCAGCATCCCTGCTCCGAGCTGAAGTTGCAGCAACTTCCGTTCCGACATATTTCGGCAATACCTCGATAATATCGCCGTCGGCGCCTGCCGCTTCAATGGCTGTACCAATTTGCTCACCGTTTACCGTAGCAGAAACCTTACCATCGGTGGCAGGGTAAGCGGCGGCCCCGGCAGTGATTATTCCAGCGGCCATCATTTTCGAAGTACCGCCGGGATTATCCAGCCGAATACATGCATTCGCATTTTCTGAATAATCGACTGCTGCCTGAACAACACCGATACCGGTTTCACCGGCGTCGGCATAAACCACTGTCGAGCCTGATATTTTTACTCTGCGAAAAGCGATTAAGTCCTCGCCGGCCTGCATTGTAATTTCCGGACCATTTATTTGTTGACTCATTATTGTATCTCCTAAAAATTTAGAATCCTTAAAAACAGAATTCAGTAATAATATTTTATTTTCACCGTTTTCACGGATTACAAAGACTCTTTATTTTCAAACCTTTCACACCTTTCCCACCTTTCACACCTTCCCACCTTTCACACCTTTCACACCTTTCACACCTTTTACAGTCCGAGCGACTCTTTATAGGCCTTGTGCAGCTCAGGTTGTTCCCTGGCAAGTTTTTTATAGGCCTGGCCGAGTGGTATTTTTTCCTCTTTGGCCATCTTCTTGCCAAGTGTCACGAAATTATCCCCGTCACCCTCACCGGCCGAATCAACCGATTTCAAAGGATCAGCACCTGCTTCTTTTCCCTTTTCTTTTTCCTCTTCTTTTTCTTTTTCATCAAGCTTCTTTTGCAGAACGTCGGCAAATGCAGCTTTTGCCTCTATCAATGAAGCCCCGGCCTCGAACTGCTCTATTGCAAATTCCAGATCGTTCGGAAATGCACCCTTCAATTCGGCGAGCCTTTTCTTTTCATCGGAGGCGTGTTTTTGTTTTGCCTCTTCGGCCGCGGCCTCTACTTTGGCCTTTACTTCTTCTTCGCTCTGGTTTGTTTGTTTCTCGTTTGCCATAACAGATTCTCCTGTATTTTGATTGTTATTATTTTTTTTAATTGTCACTATATCGATAAGGCCCATCTCGCGGGCTTTCTCGGCTATCCATAATTTACCTGTCGCCAGTTCTTTTATTGTCTCTGTACTTTTGTTTCTTCCGGCCGCTACCGAATCTATAAACTGGCCTGCAAGGCCATCTATTATCTCCTGCACAGCGGCAATTTGATTGTCTGTAATGGTGTCGAAACCCATGCCTTTATGTTCACCGCTGCGAATTACAATTGTTTTGATACCAGCTTTTTCATCGAAGCCCGTCCAGTCGTAATAAACCGAATATACCCCAATCGAGCCGATCTCCGCCGTCCTTCCTGCCGTTATGGATTGTGCCTGCGAGGTAAGCCAGTAAGCACCACTTGCAGCAAGATCCTCGACTACGGCGGTCACCGGTTTTATATTACGTGCATTGAATATCGCATCGGCCGCCTCCGTCACTCCTGCAACCGTCCCGCCCGGGCTGGATACTATAAGCTCTATGGCGGAAACTTCATTATCGTCAAGTGCCTCGGCGATCTGTCCGGTTATTTCATCGTAACCTGTAGCGTCAAAACCAAATAACCTGATCCATCCGGGCACGCTTTTAATTAACACACCGCTGATCTTGATTTTTGCCACGCCGTCGACAACCTGCAGAATCTTTTTAGGCATATCGACGGTCACCGAAGTAATTACACTCACGGCGGAAAGGTTCGCAACTTTTTCAACGAACGCCTTTAATGCCGTTGGCTCCATCGCCCATTTATGAGTTTGTATTTCAGTTAAGATCGCCTCATTCATCGCTTTGCCCCTTATCAGTATCTTCGTCTATTTCGGAGTCGTCCGCCGGCTGTTTAGCTTTCTTTGCTTCGCTGTTTTTTTCGTTTGCCAGACCCGCAAATAGTTTCCAGTCAACATCGGTACCTGTTTTTTCCCTGATGTCACCGGCTATCTCTATGGCCTCGATGATCTCTTTTTTCCTGCCCTCGATGACCTCCTCCCTGTCCTGTCCCCTGCTCTTGCAGGCCTCCGAATGTGTCATCAAAGCCCTGTCTATCATCATACCCTTGGCCTGGCATTCCTTGAGCTGGTCTATCCAGGGAAAGGTCGGTTTTATCCACGAGTACGGGATATCCTTACGATTACCCAAAAGCCCCGATTTTTTCCAGCCCTGAAGCTTCCACTCGAATGCCGGTGTGTAATAAAAACCCTCAAGCTTTTTCTGCCATTTAACAAACGACATAAAAGCCTGCTCAAGCACTGCCCGCGATTGAGAATAATTACTCTTGGTCCAGTCGAGTAAAACTATTTCAAGCGGTAATCCCAACGGCAGCCCGAGCAAACGAAGGAATAGTCTTAACGATTCGCCGAAATTCTTACCGGGAATGTTATGATCGATACCCTCTATTTTTTCACCTGGTTTCGCGTGGAACATCAATGCATATTCAAGCTCCATTAATCTCGATCCCAACTGGCCGGAAGTATCGGCTGCCGCTTTATTCGGGTCCTCTTTGCTTTCCAAGTAAGCCCTCTGATCGGCGTTTTCACGGGTGACACTCACCGCCAGTCTGCTTATAAGCTGCATTGCAACAGCTTCGGAATCGCAGACATCATTAATCCTGTGCAGCATTGAAAATACACTCTGACACGCCGGAACACCGCGGGTAGAACTGGGGCGGTCCGGATTTGTCATAAACAGGAAATCTTTAGGAAGTATCTTTCTTAACCGTTTGGTATTTAGGTATCCATGGTCGTTATATCCGCTCACCCAGTATCCGGTTGGAACACCGAACATATTCTTATCGATCCCGTCCTTCGACTGATTGCCCCCGTTAATCTGCTCGGCCTCTGTAAGCTGCAAAACACCCTTGTTCGTTTTTATCGCCCCAATGTCCCCGCAAAGAACAGCCTCTCGCAAAAACATCTGGGCCGTCTCGAATCCCAGTAATAACCCCCTTATTTCAGGCTTGAAATTCCACGAATTCCAGAGGTTTTCTATTTTCTTATTGAAATTCGTATTATTTGTTTTGACCTGCAACGTGAAGCCGGAGCCCACCATGTAATCGATGGCCCTGTCAATCATACCTTTGTACAAACCATTATCTCGATAAAATGAACGGCTCTGATTGATAAGTCTCGGCCTGCTGTACCTGCTGTGAGCATCGCCGGAACCGCCGGAATAACCCCTTCCTTCCCTCCCTGCAATCGAAGCCGACCGGAAACCTAAAGCCGTATATCTTCCGAACTGGCCCTCAATGGTAATCTTGTCCCGCCTCGTATCCTCTCTTTTTGGTTTTCTGACAGCCGGCATTAAAGCAGCATCCTTCCCTGCGTAAAGCTTGTCTTATTGATTGTCGTTGTTGAGATACCGAGATAATTCTTGATTTGTATCACCTGGTCTTTTAGTGACTCGTAGTCCAGGGACTGCTCACCTTCTGACATTCTTACCGGCCTGTTCACAAGAATAAACCGAATAGCCTCAAGGCAGTTCTGAGCCTTTGCAGAATCACCTTCCCAAAGTAGATTATCGTTATACTGGGCAAGGGCATCGCTTAATTTTGATGAACTTGTTAGTGACACAATACACCTTTCAAACCTTTCAAACCTTTCACACCTTTCACACCTTTCACACCTTTCACACCTTTGTCACCTTTCACACCTTTCAAACCTTTCACACCTTTCACACCTTTCAAACCTTTTAACTTTCACACCCCGGGCAAATAAAAAACGGCAAGTAAGCGTAGGCAGCCTACTTGCCGTTTAATATTCTTAACAATAACCGCCCGTCGGCGGCTTATTGATCGCACATATTGTAATAGAACAGTTATATTATCGGGAAATTCTGCTCGTTAACAATGAAATACAAGCTAAATTACTGCATTTTACTGAAAGTTTTTCCAAACTTGGAAAAATATTTACACTTTCGTACCTTTTACCGAGTAATTATACCTGCAAATTGCCCTCTGGCACTGCCTGTACTGCGTGCCGGTTATTATATTTGTATTGCGGCAGATAGTATCAGTAATCCCGCACCGGGGGCATTTACTGGCTGTAGGAAAAGACCACTTCTTTTGTCCCCTCGTCTCGACTTCCGTCGGATCTGGCTTGACGATTTCTTCCGTCTCGACTTCCGGTGACTCAGAGGTTTCGGCAGTCTTGACTTCCGGCGGATCTGGCTTGACGATTTCTTCCGTCTCGGCTTCCGGCTTTTCGATGGTTTCTTCAGTCTCGGGGTTTTTCTGTTCTGGAATTTCTTCCCGAACTTGTACCTCGATTTCCTGCTCTGTTTTTGTTTTTTTCTTCGACATAATAAATTCCTCATAATTTTAATTTTTGATGTTAGAATATCCTTTTATAATTCGTTTTTTTGTACTTTATATTTTTTCTTGGATTAATCAATTCGATTGGGATTTCCGTTCCCAACGGAACCTCCTCAAAACTTTTATGTCTAAATATACACCTGAATCCCAAACGACTCATATCATAATCAACAACCAATAATTCTGCATCTTTCGGAATTTCTTTTAAGATAGGAATCATCAAATATTCACTTGCCCTTAACGTATTAGAAAGAGTTGCAATTCTTAATATTTCAATCATAGCATTTTGTTCTATAATGTATATTTTAAGTCGTCTCTTATTTTTATCCGTTTCCATAATAATTCCTTTCTTAATATTTAGTTCTTATCGGTTTTTTATTTATTGCTTTGCCCTGTAAATTTTGTTTCTCAATCTTTCGAAGTTCTTCAAGTTCCTCTGCACTTGCAATGGTCCACTGTCCGGCCATATCGGCGGCTGCCAGTGCGTAATAGCCGCAGTCCCAGTAATGGTTCGGCTTACTTTCTTTACGAATCTTCCAGCCAATCCATGTAATCCTCTCACCTTTACGCTCGATCACCTTTTCTTCTGCACACATATGCTCCAGCAATAAGTAATCAACCCCTTTCTGAAAATGGCCGTAACCCGGACCGGGCGTTTGCGATTCGAAAAATATTCTGAAAAGTCTGTCCTTGAATACGCACGTATTCAAATGATATACACTTATAGCACCGCCCGATTCCTTACTTACCCGCATAGTCTGCTTCGACAGCCTGTCATCTCCGGCTACCAGCATTACAGCTGCAACACCGCGGCACCGCACACTGAACGCCTTTACCGTATCGGTATGATATTGAGTATCGATTGCAGCCAGGGCAATTCTCATAGTCATTTTCGGCATGCCCTCAATCTCAAATCTACGGACAAGGTAGGGAATAAGTTTTTCAAGATTCTCAATCCTGTCGGTAGGTCCCGTCTCGATTCTCATATTCGATATCGACCATACCTCGGAAAGGTACCCGAACCCCAATACCCATAACCAGACATGATCCAATTGAACATCTATACCTGCTACAAGCAACTGGCAACCGACAGGAACAATATCCGGCTCGTAAGAGCCTATATGCTTCTTGAGAATGTCGATATCGCCCTTTGCCTTTTGCTCTTTCCAGGGCAAAGCCTGCCGAGAATTATTGAAGTCCTTCCACGGCTGAGTGTCACCGGCATCAAGCTGCTTCATTGCGTGGACGTATTCGCAGACTAAAAGTCGCATCGGGTCGAAACTCGTATGCAGCATCAGCAAATGTATGCGTGCCGAATGGTAAGTAGTAAACCGGATCGGCGTATCGGGCTTGCCATCATCGTTCAATTGGCAATAGTCGGGAACAAACTTACCGGCTACTACAGATTTCCACCTATCGGATTCTGTCCATATAACGCCGCATTTAGGGCATACATACCGGTAATGGTCATCTTTTTTATAATATTCCTCGCGGTAATATTTACCGTTGGTTTTTTTATCAATTACAATATTGTGGCGGTCGAGCAGGTGCCATTTACCGCAGTGAACGCACGGCACCCAGAACTCGCAGCAGTCACCCCGTTTATAGTTCCTGTCGAAAAGGTCGCCAACAGTTACAGGAGTACTCATCGCAAGCAATTTACTGCGGTTACGGAACCATAACTGCCGTTTACGCAGCAGGCTTATCGGATCCGCCTCGACACCGACAACAGCCTGGTACTTGGCAACCTCATCGAGAAACAGATAGCAGCACGGCTTATCGGCCAGGGCGATCGCGGTAGTAGGCCAGCCGATGTACAGGTTCATATGATTCATAATCGTTTGCTTGGTTATGAATATATTCTCAACTCTTTTGCCGTAAATGTGAGAAAGTAAATTATCGTTATTGGCGAACATCGGGCGGATAACACTTTCTATTCTCGATTGAGTCTCATCTTTATCCGGCATGACTATCATTGCAGGGCCCGGACTGCAATCGGTGACATAGCCGAGGCATCCGCCCATAAAAGTACTCTTACCAAACTGGGCCGGTCCGGCGATCCATATTTCGCGTGTAGTTAAATCGGAAAACCATTCTGCTATCTGCTCGAAAAACGGTGTATAATCGCGTGACCAGTAACCCTCAACCGCGGCACGTCCGCCGCTCAGGTAATATTCGTTCTCCATCCACTCGATAAGATTACGCTGCTTGCGGGCACGGAGCAGTGACAGCTCATCGGCCTGCAGCTCAACAGGCTCAAGCCTGCGAGTAGTTCGTAAAGATTCAATTCTTTCAGCAATATTTAACATTTACACTTTCACACCTTTCAAACCTTTTCCACCTTTTCCACCTTTCAAACCTTTCCC